CGCTTCCGTCACGGTGTCGTCACGCAACGGTCACGATCTAGATATAGATAGAGATATAAAGACTAAGACTAATAATATTTCTATTAGAAACGGAAAAGTTGAATCTTTGCAAGAAATCATGCGGAAGCGCCAATGAAAGCGGTGAAGGTTTCACCCTCAACGTGGATCGGGCTGGCAATCGTTGCCGGCGCACGAGTCGCCAAGGGCGATGAGTTTCGCACCCCCGAGCAGAATCGGGGGGCGCATCGTAATCGATTGAATGACCTTGTGGGCTGCATCGGGGAATACGCCGCAATCGTCGCCGCTGTGGAGGCAGGGGCGAAGGTGAGCCACGATCTCTTTGATGCGAGTGGGCCGTTGAAGCGGGCGGATCTCGTCGCCAACGGCACGAGCTTTGACGCGAAGGCACTCTTGCTTGATCCGAGCCGTAAGTATTTCATCCTTGACCGCCAAGCCGTTGCGAAGGCAGAGGCGAAGGGGATCACGGCATTTGTGCCGGTGGTCGCCCGCCGTTTCGGGGATCGGGCGGTGGTCGGGAATCGAATCACGGTGCAGGATGCCAAATCCTGGGCGTTGAAAGACTTTGGCTACGGGTCGGCACATGCCCTACCGTTGGCGAACCTTGCGGCGCAGTATTTCGGGATGACGGCACAAGGGGTAGAGAACGCCACAGGGTTTGACGTGTTTGGCGACGGCGGAGAGGCTATCGTTGAGGCGGCATTTGTCTTTGGGGCTGCGTTGCGACACGGTGGCATTGCGGCACGGATTGCGGGCAAGGGCGTATTGGACGGCCTTGAAACACTCGCCAATGAGTTTGCGAAGGAGAGGATGAAATGAGCAAGAATCTTGCATTTGCGGGAAAGCAGGGAAGCGGTAAGACGCACCTAGCCAAATCGTTTGAGCTACTCGGCTGGTCACGGGTCAGCATAGCCGCGCCGATTAAGGATCTCGTGGGAATGGCGTATCCGAATCAGCCGAAGGATGCACCGGCATTGATCCGAGGCGAGCAGCGCACGGTGCGCGAGGTGTATCAAGAGGTCGGTCGATCACTGCGCGAAAGCATTGGCGCAGATTTCTGGTTCAACATTGCGCTGAACCGCATCAATGAGCAACGTCATAAAGGTCGCTTTGTGGTGGTGGACGATGTGCGCACCCCGTTGGAATGCGAGATGTTGCGCGCGAACGGTTTCACCATCGTGCGGCTCAACGTGCCAGATGAGGTACGCGCCGAGCGCATCGGCGGCATCATCGGCGGTGGCGACTACACCGAAAAGGGCGTGGATATGCTTGATCCCGATGTGGAACTTTCACAAGAGGGGATCACCACGGTGCTAGATCTTGCAGAAGAGGCAGGGTGGACGATGATGACTCCACGGCATGAGAATGCCCTAGCGCGGCTGATGGCCGCATTCACGGCGAATCAGGTGCATCATGTTGCTAGCAACCGTTGATATCGTGGCTGGGCTGATTGTGAGCCTAGTCTTCTTGGAAGCGTTGAAGCGGCAAGCGCCGGCAATTACCATCGTTTCGCTTGGGATCACGGTGAGCGCGCTCTTCACGTCGGCATATGCGATCTGGCTGGTGCGGTCATGATTCTTGCTCGATTGAAGTGGGACGGGCAAGAGTTGATCCTTCGCCTAGAAACCTACGAGAATGGCAATACCGCCGTGGTCGTGCAAACAGAGATTGGCGAGCCATACGCCGTGCTATCGGTGAACGTGGAAGAAAAGCTTCCATCTGGCTCGTTTTACTTGAAGGACTATGCTGAGAATGCAGAGATTGCGGCGGTCATCACGGCACTCGGAATCTTTGAACCTACGGAGATCACCACGGATGTGGGCTGGCGAACCGTTGAACAATGGAGATTGGTGTAATGGCAGCAGTAAAAACAAAACGGGGTGGGCCATCATTGCCCCCACGGTGGACTGATACGGAATGCACAGAGTGCGGCAAGGTCATCACGGTGACTGACCCCAAAAAGCCGACGTTTCCGGCACAGCGCGTAAAGGTCATCACTTTTATTGGCGCGAAGGGGAACGTACGGTTTCATTGGCGACATAAAGCATGCGTGAAGTAGATCCAACCAAATCACGGCGGGGTCGCACCGCTCGACAGCGGGGCAATCAGTTTGAACGCGATGTTGCGAAGCTCCTGAACGGTCAGAGAGTGGGGCAATTCGGCGGGAAGACAGATGTGGCAAGCGCATGGATCGCCGTGCAGTGCAAGGTAGGCGGTTCCTATTCGGAACGCTACGACGGTTGGCTCCGCTCCATCCCCGTGAAGAGCGATCAGATTGCCGCCCTTGTGGTCGGCGATTCCCCAGGCGCGGGCAAGCGCCGGCGCACGATGATCGTGTTGGATCTTGAAGATTTCATTGCGTGGTTTGGTAAGGGCGGAGAATGATTCGCTCCGCATTGGCCATCGCGTTGCTCTTCGCGCCAATTACTAATCCAATTCACATCGGTGAGCCGCCGATTACCCAAGCAGCGACGGAACCACATACGCCGCTGATCACCGAGATGATGCTCACGGGATCGGCGACATGGTTTGATGCCACACGGGACGGCAAATCAACGTGGTATACGCGAGAGGGCATCGTTTACTATGGCGCGATTGGCGCAACGATCCGCCATCTAAAACAACACTATTGGCTCACATCGTGGGAGGTTCGGATTACTACCCCGCTGACCGGCAAGAGCGTCATCGTGCATGTGGTGGACGAATGCACCTGCTATGGCGTACGCAAGGTCAGAGGCGATGAGCCGCTGATCGATCTCTCGCCCGCAACCTGGGATGCGCTCGGCGTGCGCCTAGGGCGCGGCATTATGCCCATTACCTTGCAGATCTTGCCGTGAACCTCTTTGAGCTTGCGAACTGGTACGCCAAGAATCAAGATCCGCTCCCAAGCCGGATCGTAAGCGCGCGATCTGTGGGGCTTGACGGCCGCATGTCGTGGTCGAGGGAATTTGAACTATGGCTGACCGCCCCCGAAACCGTCCTTGTGGATCAAGAAGCTCACGGGCGCAAGATCACCCGAAACAGCGACTATGCTTACCCGATGCGGCGAGCCATTGCCGTCGCCTCCCGTACCACCGTCCACCCTGCCCTCCCCGACTACGGTCAAACCCTACGGGGCTTCTCTATGGTGGGATATAGCCTCCCCGAACTGGCCTCCCTGCACGCCCCCCGCTGGGTGGTTATGGGGGAGCCAAGGATTGCCGGAATCCACCTAAAACGAGCCTTGGGAGCGTGTTTCCGAGCCTATTCCCTGCACCCGTAACAATCCCCTAGGGGAATGGGAACAGGGGCTTGACGGCTCTAAAAGGGGGGGTGTAGGATTCAGGTGTGAGGCAGGACACCTACCATTCGGTAGGACTCACGAGGAGGACAAAATGGACAAGCAGATCGCAAAGATTGAGGCAAAGATCGCAACGCAAGAGGCACACGTTGCGCGAATGATCGCTCACGATCCAAAGATGCCAAGCATCAAGTCAGCGATCAAAATCGTTGAAATGTATCGCGCTAAGTTGGCTGCGATCAAGGCGGTGCGCTGATGATTCGCAAGAAAAGCAGCACAACGCACAACCCAGACGGAACGTACACGATGACGTTTATTGACGGGAACCGAACTGAAACCATTACTCGCAAGTACGTCAGCGATGACGAGTGCCAGCGTCAGTCGGACTTGTTCCGCTATTTTGGCATTGATTCAGCGATTGCGGGCAAGCCCGTTCAAACCGACATTGACCGCGTGGCAGTCAAGGCGGTGCGCTGATGATTACGCTTGAAGCAGCAGCAAAGATTACGACCGAAGCCGCAGCGATCGCCAAGTCAGTTGGTTGGTCAGTCAAGAACTATCGCCAACTTTCCCACCGTCGTGGTGTGGCTTATGAAGCCAATCTCTATTTGAATAACAAAAAGGTTGGATGGGTTGAATGCCAAGGAATTGGCGACGGAGCGGTTGCACGGTTTACATCGGCAAATGCAGCAGCAGAATCTTTGTTTGAGGATTGCGCCTCAACCGCGTTTAACGGTACTGAGTTTGAGTTTATGGCTGATGAGATGTTCGTTGAAGCCGTACTAGAAGCGAGTGGAAAGTGAGCGGCGCAGTACTGTTCCGTTATCACGGGGACGGCGAGGCACGCTGCTCCGATTGCGTGCTTGACGTGCTTGAAGCCAACGAGGGCATGAATCCCGCCGATTGGCTAGACGATGAGTTTGGGGATACATCGTGCGATGTGTGCGATGCAACCGTAGTGAAAGGGGACAACTAATGAACTTCCGTGAAGAGATTCCAACGTGGCCAGAAATCGTTACGGGAATTGTGCTGTTTGGCTCGTTCATCCTAGTGCTGATTGTTGGAGGCGCACGATGAGGACGATTACGACACTCCCACACGACGTAGAGATCTCGCAAGACATCTTGAAGTCGCTCAATGCATGTGAGGATAGCCAGCTTCTCGCGCCGGAAATCGCAATTGGGCGGGTAGACGACATCCATTGGATCGTGTGCGCCAACCTAGGCGATGCGATGATGTTTGTCGCTTCCGACCACAAGCCGACGCTGATCGAGATTACGGCGCACATTCGGAGGGAGCAGGACAATGAACCGATTCATTAGGTACGCTGCTCGGCAGGTTGCGCTGTTGTGTTTTGCGATCCTGATGGGCTACATCATTGGACATATGTTGAGGGGGTATTGATGACCGAACGGCAATTGATTACCCGCATCTGGGATGTGTGGCATCAGATTGAATACACGATGCCGGCGGGCGCATTGACGGTCGCTCACATCAACGGGCGATGGCAGTTTGGCCCAATCGCGTGCGGCGACGAGGGATGCGAGATCGTGCTTGCAGCCTTCACCCGTGCCGATCTAGATGTGCAAGCGTACTCCGAAGACAATGGAGCCAGTTGGCTCTTCACCGTAAAGGGGGAATATGATGGCACTACGCGCTAAGGGCTTGCCACGGGTCATTACCAGCCTCCGAAAGGCAACAGATTACGAGAAAGAGATCGCTCGCCTCAACCGCGTGGAAGCTTCTCAAAATCGGCTCTTGATCCTGATTGCGATTGCAACGATCATTCTTGCGGTACAAACCTTCGCTCGATGAGTGGCGAATCGGTCAATGATGGGGATTGCCCCATCTGCGGTCATCTGCAAGACCTCATCAATGCCGGCACAATCAAGCCGTGCTGTGATTGGGAACGCATAGATGAATCCAAAGAGGAAGACGAGGACGAACCAAAGCCAAAGCGCAGCCGCAAGTAAGACGCTTTGGTAGGATAAGGAAAGGCGAGAGCCTATATCTACGCCGTACGCTTCGCGCTGCGGCTCCGCTCCCGCACGGATGTCCTCCCGTGCGGGAGCATTACGCTTGGGGACGATGGGAGCAAGATGGTAGCCAAGAGGACTGATCAGGCTCTCGGACTTGATGAGTGGCTGAAAGAGGCCAAGCGGGTGATGAACCTGCAAGATTGGAGCATCAAGGTTTCCGACGCACCATCCTCCCAAGATTCCTTGGCAGAGATTGACGTGCATTCGCAGCGCAGCGAAGCCACCATCTACCTTGCCTGGGATTTCTTCAAGCAAACGCCGGATGAACAGCGCGCCACTCTATCCCACGAGCTTGTCCACGTTGTGTTGGCGCGTGTTGATCAGATCGTTGAAGCACTTGAAACACCACTAGGGACGATAGGCTATGCACTCCTCAACGCAGCCTATGAGGACACTACTGAGCGTGCGACTGACCACCTTGGCCGCATCATCGCGCCACTACTTCCCCCATTGAATGCCAAGGGGCTAGCCAAATAATGCCCCTAGTCGCGTGCCTTGATTGTGGTGCGCTTACACCTCAAACAAAGTTTGGACGCTGTGAGATCCACGCCAAGACATGGATGAGCCAGCGCCAGAAACTTAGGGGGGGAGGGGGGTCATCACCCTACAACTCGCGCGCTTGGCGAGGACTGTCTATGCGGATGAGGGGGGATCAGCCATGGTGCAGCAAATGCGGAACGCAGGGTAGCCATCGCAACCCATTAACTCTTGACCACTTGAACCCCCTAGGGGTCGGCGGCGAACTGTTGCCAGGGGAGGAGGGGTTGCAAGTGTTGTGCCGGCGATGTAACACCAGCGAAGGTAATCGAATTCATTCTCGTGGTAATCTAGCGGGGTAATCCCCAATTTTTATAGGCCGCCACAGACGTACGATCACGCTTGGAACCTAAAACACGAAAAGTGTACTTTTTGACCCCCCCTTGGCTGAGGTGAAAATGAACGAGAAACAAGCACAAGATCCACGCAAAGAGCATGAAAAGCTCCTTCGCGGTCAGTTGGAGGCAGCCGGCAAGACTGATATGGTCGCGCCGCAACTGATCGAACTCGCGATTGAAACGTGGTGGACGTGGCAGCGTGCCATAGCAGCCATTGAAGCCGAAGGGATTACAATCAAGACATCACAGGGGATTGGCGCACATCCCGCAACGCAGATAGCGAGGCAATCTTGCCAGACGTACACGCAACTTCTCGGGAGGATGGGGCTATCGGCAACGCCGACAGCGAGCCGGTACACAGCGAGCAAGCCGACGCGCCTAGCGACAGTCAGCAGCATCTCGGAACTCATGGCAAGAAAGCCAGAAAAACTCGCCCGCCCCTCTTAACCGATGGGCCGATCTTTGAAGAGTTTTGCCATACCCACATTCGGCAGTCGATTGGACAGTTTGCCAACAAGCCGCTGAACTTAGAGCAGTTTCAACGGGACTTTGTTAATGAACTACTAAGCCGCGATGCCAAAACGGGCAAGAGGATCTATCAAGAGGCGGTGCTTCTCCTCCCCCGCAAGTCGGGCAAGTCCACCCTCATCGCTGCGTTGGCAGTCTTTCAAACGCTACGGGATGCCGGCAAGGAGCCGCAAACGATTGTGGCGGCGGCATCTGTGGATCAGGCTCGGATCATCTTCTCGCAGATCAAGGCCTTTATTGCCGCCGACCCCGAACTCTCGCGGCTCCTCTCGCCCAAGGTATCCCAGATCGACGTGCAGGGCGGAGGGTTTATCAAGGTGGTATCAAGCGATGGGCGACTCCAACACGGATCTAACCCGAGCATGGTCATCGTAGATGAGTTGTGGGCGCATCGCGACGATGGCGAGCTATATACGGCGCTCACGTCAGGATCCGGCGCGCGCGATGAGCCGCTCGCAGTGGTCATCTCAACGCCAGGCTATGACCGCGAGCAGATCCTTGGGAAGATCTACCAGCGCGTCATTGAAACCGCGCCCGAGCAGGTGGTGGAATCCGACCCGCACTTCCGCCGCATTGCCCGCGATCCGGCAAATGGATTCTTGCTCTATCACTACGGCGCACCCGATGATGCCGACCCCGATTCGGATGAGGTATGGCGTAAGGCCAACCCAGCGCCTTGGATTACTGTGGACTACTTGCGCAAGCAACGACACAAGCCGAGCAGTCGATTAGAGGAATTCCGCCGTTTGCATCTCGCCCAATGGGTCAATGCCGGTGAGGAGTCATGGCTCCCTTCGGGATCGTGGCAAGAGTGCGCAACCCCTGGCGTGAAGCTTGATCCGAAGTTGCCCGTTGCCGTTGGCGTGGACGTGGGTATCACCTACGACAATAGCGCGGTGGTATTGGCGCAGAAGCAAGGGGATCGCATTGTTGTAGAATCTAAGGTGTGGGCGAATCCATACCCGCAAGACTCCGCGCTGTATGACGCATGGCGTGTGGACATTGAAGAGATCCGAGAACATTTGCGCGAATTGCGCCGACGATTCCCAGAGGCGGCCGTCCGAGTAGATGGTCGAGCCGTACCTGGTCCAGCATTCTGCTATGACCCTTGGAGCTTCCGAGAATCGGCACAGATGCTTGAAGCCGAAGGGCTTGCAATGATTCAAGTCAATATGACGGATGCCAGAATGGTTCCGGCTACGACTGACTTGTATCAAGCGATCACCACAAAACGATTGGCGTACGACCCAGAGGCGAACACAGTACTAACTAAGCATGTGTTGGCGGCGATTGCCATACCGAGGGGGGATTCAGGGTGGCGAATTCGCAAGCCAAGGGGGAGTTCAACGGTCAAGATCGACGCGGCAATCGCGTTGATCCTAGCGGTATCCCAGAGCCTACAACCAACACCGAAAAAGAGCGTGGGAGCCTTTCTCGCGTAGAATCAAATGAGTGCGCTTGCACAGAGCCGTATCTTGATGATGACGAGTTTTGTTGGCGCTGCGGCCGATTAACAAAGGGAGATTTAGACGAATGACTCCGCCTTTTAACCCCGCAGATCCACGAAATGTCGTGGACGCCGGTCGCAAGGATTCGCTCGCCACATGGCAAGCATTCTTTGGCATGTTGGAGCAATCAACCGACCGCTACACCACGCGGATGGATTGGGGCAAGGCTCCCGCCGATGAAGCATTTGTATACAGCGCGGTGCGCCTTCGCAGTTTGGCGGCCAGTAGCGTTCCGCTTCGCGTCTACGTTAAGCAGGGACACGATCTCGTCCCTTCGGATCTGACGAATGATAAAGATGCCGCCGAGTTGCAGCATCTCTTGGATTTTGTAAACCCAGATTCCATGAGCAGCAGCGACTTGAAAGCGACCATCGTTGCAAGCCTCTCCATCTACGGCGAAGCCTATTTGGTGAAGACGCGCGGACGGCTCGGCGGACGACCGCAAGAGTTGCACTTCCTCAACCCGTCAGTCGTAACGCCAAAGCTCGGCGAGCATTGGATTGATGCTTACGAATATCGACCACTTGCATCGCAAAAGATGGCAACCTATCTACCGAAGGACATCATTCCATTCCGCACGCCAGGCAATTTCATTGATCCAACGCGCGGGCTTTCGCCAATGTCGGCGATCCGCGAAGAGATCGGCACATCGCGCATGGCGACGGAACATACAAACAATCAGATCCGCAACCACGGCATCCCAGCCGGCGTGTGGGTTGTGCCGAAGGATACCGAAGTCACTCCGCAGGATCAGAGCGCCATTCGCCGCGTGCTTGCCAGCCTTCGCGGGCCACGCAACGCCGGCAAGACGGCAGTCCTCCCAGGCGGATTGACGTGGCAGAGCCTTGG